AAGATACTTATCCAAGAATTGTCCATCTTCATCTTGAAGGTACGGTGTCTCTCGAGACATTGTGTATAATAAATCGCTTGACTGGGTTTATTAGTAAGGCGAACGAACAGATTACAGATACGATCCTGTGGCCTGATTTGTTTAAGAAGATATCTAAGTTTCAATCTTTCTTAAAGTTTGATGATGATAAAATGAAAAAAATTATTTTAGATATTTTTTAATAAAGGTATGTACATTTGTCATAAACGTGATATAATATATACTGATACAAAGTAATACAAATTAATATAAATCTTTAATGGAGAAAAAATATGTCTTTTGCAGACTTAAAAGCGAAAGCTAGTGATATGAGTTCACTAGTAGGTGCGGCTTCCAGCGCCACAACAAAGAAATCATTCGGTGATGACCGTATGTGGAAACCAACAGTAGATAAAGCAGGTAATGGTTATGCCGTTATTCGTTTCTTACCTACAGTCGAAGGTGATGACTTACCTTGGGCTAAATACTGGGACCACTTCTTCCAAGGACCAACTGGACAATGGTATGTTGAGAAATCACTTACTACAATTCAGAAAGACGATCCTGTTTCAGAAATGAATTCAAAACTATGGAACACAGGTATTGAAGCTGATAAAGATACTGCTCGCAAACGCAAGCGTCGTCTTCATTATGTGTCAAATATCTATGTTGTATCTGACCCTGAAAATCGTGAGAACGAAGGTAAGGTCATGTTGTATACTTACGGTGCTAAAATCTTTGAGAAAATCATGGACTCTATGCAACCTAAGTATGAAGATGAATCACCTGTTAATCCTTTTGATATGTGGAAAGGTGCTAACTTCAAGATGAAGATTTCGAACGTAGCTGGTTACAGAAACTATGATCGTTCATCTTTTGGTGCGGTTGAAGTATTGAATGCAGATGATTCTGTGTTAGAAGGTGTATACAATCAACAGTTTTCTCTTAAAGAGTTTACTGATGCTGATACATTTAAATCGTACAGCGAGCTTAACCTTAAGTTAACTCGTGTGTTAGGTGAAGAGCTTGTACAACGTAATGAGGTTGATTCAGTTAATGAACCTGAAGTTGAACAAGAGACTCGTAGTGAGGAAGCTTTTACAGCTCCTGCAGCTAAGGTTGAATCTGATACCGAAGATACGATGAGCTACTTTGCTAAGTTAGCAGCAGAAGCTTAAAGTTAGGTTGTTTTATAACCCCCTTAATTGGGGGTTTTTTTACGCCCATAGTTCAGTGGATAGAACAACTGCCTTCTAAGCAGTAGGTCACAGGTTCGAATCCTGTTGGGCGTACCAATTATTAATTAGCGCCATGTCCAAATTTCACCGGATGAGGTTACAATTCCATTTGAGTTATTACTATTTCCACCTGCTTGCTGTAACTGATGATCAAAATAAGTATGAGAAAAAACAGTAACAGCCCCTTTATTAGTAGATGCATCAGTAACCACTGATGGTGTTGTTTGACGTGATGGATGCCCTGGCGATAGTCCAAAGATTTTATTTGCTTTTACAGTTGCTACAACCAGTGCTTTAACTTTAGCCTCTTCTCCTATCTTATTATTAATGTCTAAGTTATTTTCACCACCATTCTTTACCCATCTGTCATAGGCCAAAGTTCCAGGTTTGGCCATCGGGTCAGAAGGTAACATACTTGGTGGCAACGCTAAAATTGCATTAGCTGGAATGTCCAATATTTTGTGAGCAATAGATCGATTATCATATATAGGTGGATGTTGATCACCATTAGGACCCATATTAGTACTTGCAGATATCCAGCCTAAACCTTTTTGCATCCATTCAGGAAATAAATTCATGAGAGATTTTTTAATTTTTCCGGGTATATCTTTTAAAGTTTTCCACATATCACTTAAACCTTCATCAAGTCCAGTAAGATCAAAGCTAGGCATTGTAAAAGCACCACCAAATAACTTTCCATCTTCGTAAAACCACTTACCGATTTCTGTCATCATTGAACCAATCCTATTTTTAGCGTTCTGCCACGCCTCAGCAACTGTGCCTGAAAAATCACCAGCATTCCATGATATGAGTCCACCAAACATGGTAGTCTGAATTGCATCATTATGATGATTGGCTGCTTGTCCAGGAGTATAAATCCAATTAGCTATGGACCGGGTTATATTAAAGAAAACAAATTTAGTTTTTTCCCATGCATTACTGACCGCTTTACCGGCATCTTTTAACCCTTGAGTAATTTTATCACCACCAAAATATCCTGCAACAGCACCAATAGCCATTCCAATTATGCCACCAATAATTGCACCTGGAATAGCACCTACGCCACCGAACAAGAATCCGATTGCACCACCAATTGTAGCGCCTAGACCACCCACTTTAAATGATTGCTTTATTGAATTCCATACACCTTCACCAGCACCGCCTAAACCTTTACCTATCGCACCAGCTAATCCATCTTCTTTCCAGCCAGTAACAAAATCACTAATTGCTCCAACAGCAAGTGCAACAACACCAGCAATAACTAAAGCAGGAAGAGCTCGTAAGGCCATAGCACCAAATCCCATCCCTTTGCTCACGGACGCAGGAGATGGTAATAGTGGAGAAGATTGATCAATAATTTTTTCTTTATTATTTTCTTTATTGTTTTCAAGCATTAACCGATTCTGAGTTGCTTGATCCCTCTTTTGGTCTGCAAACATATCTTCCCAAAAATCAAGCTGCATATGAAGCACAGCATTAATCTGTTCGAGCTCCCCAAGCTGAAAAGCAGTATGGATATCTAAAACATCTTCAAGATTATCAAAATGATCTCTTTGGCGATCTCCCAAATCATATATATTTCTGTTAATATCAAACAGACCAACCCTCTTATCTTCTTTAGTTACGCTTGGAAATTTTTTATTCTTTAGCTCAAGTTTTTCCTTCTTTTTCTCCGAAGGACTTTTAAGGTCAAGTTTTTTATCAAAAATAGCACCGGCTCTACCGGCAACGAACCTACGCTTAAAATCCTGAGCATCAGTAAGTATTGAGGACTCACTTGTCGCGGCATCTTGTCTTCCAGCTAATATTGACTCTTGACGTTCTATCATAGACTGCTGCTGCAGTTTTTCACGCACAGAAGATTGATTCATCTTCTTGAGCTGATTTGATATTTCTTGCAATAGTGCTGTTTGATCTTTAGCCATTAGCTTGGTCCTTTTTTATCCTTTCGTTTTCTTCTTCAACATGTTGTTTAACAAGAGTGATATACATCTCCCTTTCCCACGGCAACATATCGTCCAGTTCAGTTAAGCTAAAATTATGTTGTTTAATCAACGCAAAATTAGTGCTATAATAATTAACTATACTTTGGTGGGAAAGGGCTATTGAAAAAAATCAATTAATCCACTTAACACCCTTTCATTATGTTCACCACAATCTTTACAATCAAATTCTAATTTATAATTTAGCATAGGTTGTTTAGCTATAACCTCAACTATTTTATTAAACTGATCAGTACTTAAGCTTTCAACAAAATCAAGTACATCAGCCGCCTTAGAATCTTTAGTAGCAAAGGTTTCTTCACCGCTATAAATTGTTTCAATAGATTTCGCTATTGTATTAATGATAGCTTCAGTTTCAGTTTTTCTTTGTGCTTCACTTAACCTATCATTCATTGTTTGCCATTTCAAATCAATAGATATATCATCCGTTAATTTGACATGCTTGTCCACTGCTTCTTCTATATTTGTAACACTAACTTTTTCTAAATTAATCTTTACTTCATTTGATTTTTCACATTTAGTACAAGAAGGATTTACTTTAATACCTTCACCTACAGACTTACTTCGTAGGGTAACAAATATAAACTCAACATCAAATGTTGTTAAAGTTTTTGTATTAATTGGTGATTCTACACACTCTTTAATAATATTCATTACAGCTTTTTCAACTGCACTTTCATCACGAGACTCTAATGCTATTAACAATATCTTCTCTTCTCTGACCACGTATGGTCTGTATGTAATACTCTCGCCTGTAGAAGGCACAATCATATCATACTTTGGGGTTGCTAGTTTTGGCAACATATCAATTTCACTCCATTATTTTAAATTAAATTAATCTTTTAAACGTACTTAACGTATCTCTTCCTATAGTTAACATATGGTCTGCAAGATCTACAAACCCATCTATCAACCCAACACTTTTAAAGTTATCATACTCCCAAGTGATGGATACTTCTAGTAAACTGTCTGAGCCATTATTCAATTCAATTGCAGATACCTGTATAGGGTAAGCGTTTAATAACTGAATAGCATACCCAGGAATAAGATCATTACCAGAAGATAATTGTTGTATAGTCACATCTTTTACATAATCTTTTTTATACATTACTTTATAGTGCTCATGTGATGTATCTATAATCATTTCTTGCCACATGTCAAAATACTTTTTGATGTAGTAATCATTCGTTAATAAGAATGACATAGTGACTTCATCTGTCGCTGCCGAATATGGTTTTTTAGATAAGTGATGATTATGTCCAGACTCAACAGTACTTATTAGTTTACCTGGTAACGTCACAGATTGACATAGTAAAAACATATCTCTCGGGTCACTAATAAAGTCTCCAATATTTACACCATCACCAGATATTAAATTACTTAATAAGGTAGCAGGATTAAATCCTAATAAACTATTCATACTTTTTGAAGGATGGGTAACGTAAACACCAAATCGATTTCCTCGTGCAATACCACCACGCCGATTGATTGTTGACTTCATTGTATCTATACTTACTGGTAATGACATTAGTATTTTTTCCTCGAGTCAGACCA